GATGTCTTCTCTGCTGAACAGCTTCTTAAATACATATGGAATCTGGAACTGAGTACCTGTTGCCGTCCATTTTCCACCTTTCTTTTTGTTGTCACCAGGGACATAACCATACATCTTCTGGCATTCTTCTGCTGATTTGTACTTTGCGATATATACAGCATCATTGACCAAGCACATCCGATCGTACGTAGCCTCGTGCTCAAACGTGTATCCGTATCTCTCACCAAAGTTCATAACGAACTGAATAATCTCTGGTGTTGCATCTGGGATCTTAATAGAGTCTGTCTTAATATGAGCAACCTGGAATCCACGCTTCAGAACCTCGTTCTTAAGATCGATCATGAATAATGCTCCACGTTTTGCCACGATGTTATCGATGTTTCTTGGATCACGGAATGGATTATCAAATGACGCAGATGTAAGACCGTATACTGAATTGATAGCCGTCTTCAGTGCATTGGCAAGATCTTTTGATGTCATCTCGCCGTCAATAACTCTCTGAATATACGGGGTAAGCTTGCCGTCCAGCATGGTATTAACAATATCCCAAGCCTCATGTTTAATGCTTACACGACCCTCAACAATATCACGGAACGCCTTCGTAAATCTCGGTCCAAACAGAACCTCAGCAATAGCACTATGCGGATGCATTGAAGAAATATCCAGGAGTGCTACATTTCCATACATTCCGGGTACGCCCTGTGCAAATCCGCCCTCGCCTACTTCTTCTCCACGATATGTAGATTTTCCATGATCGAATACATACCCAGGGAAATATGGAAGAATGCTGTGAGCTTCAAATGGAACTTCATCCTTATCGTTGTACTTCCAACCATAGTGAGGCTCCTCCATCATCTTCGGACAAGCTTCCTTAAGGAAATCCATACTCTCCTTATCCAGTGACTCTACCGGTTCTGCCAGATTTCTGTAATGGAACTCTGACTGGGGTTTCCGGTTGTTTCCAAATATAATTCTGGTTGTAAGTGAGTTCGTTGTATCATTAACGGTCATCTCTGCTAAATCTGCCAGAATCTGCCGCGCCGTCCAGTCAGCTTCAAGATAATTAAAGGCCGCCTCAGTAGCAATAACATCGTTATCGCAATACTCAGCGACCTTAATCCAAAGCTCTTCCGGAACCGGTTGATCCCAAGGAAGACCAAGCTCCTGGTGATGTGTTCCAGCTTTGATGATTCTTATTTTTTCATCGGAGAATCCTTTTTTCTTGAGATCGTCATCGGTAAGGTTTCCCATCTCGATTTCCAATTTCTTAAGACTCTTCTTATTACCAGCCGAAGCGAAATCGTACACATCCGTATAGGATACGTTATATGCCTCTCCAAAGAAACAGTTTGGACTTCCGTTAATGATTTTCTGCGAAAGGTTATAGAGCTGTTCGTTTGTATAACCCATTAACCTTGCATATAGAATATGGTTATCATATCTCCGACAGTTGAAGCCAACCAGTCTGAACCGCATCAGCTCCTCGATCTCACTCGGAGACGGGTTAATCATTCTTACAACAGGCTTTCCCTCACCCTCGATTTTCCAGTTTACAAGAAATAAGTTTGGAAAAACCTCAATATCATAGAATACCAGCTTTGCGTCATCATTTTTAACCGCTGTGGACGGATCTGCGGATTTAAACTGCATTTTGTTGACCAACTTAATACAGTAATCTGCCTGATGAGTGCTATTCGCCGCAAATGCTAATACTGCATTGCGCATGTCTGTGACGTCGTACTTCAAATCACTTCCATACGCATCTTCCAGTATCTTGTAGATAAAATCGATACTGGGCTTAGTTCCTGGATGTATCTCTTTATTAAGATTCCGTTTAATCAGTGTTCTAAGCCCTTTCTCGCTCTTAATCGCTTCAAAATTTACCATTTTTTGTTCTCCTTTCAGCGGTAAACCGGAGCTAATTGTTGCGATAGGCAAATTGTTACACTTCGTCAGCATACGCCGCAAAGAGCTTTTGCCTGTGAACACCTTAACTTCAATGTGGTCGTCATACACTCTACTAAGCTGTGTCGGATCACCGGTATAAATATAATGAAGATGTATACCTTGTCCCGATTTACTAAGCTCAGCATAAGTCGGCGGCCACTTACTTGCTTCTGCTAAATTCTTTTCAAATGACTTATTTCCAGACGAATCTGAAATATCAAAGTCAATCACGATATGATTCTCCGGAACTTTTACATAATGAAGTTTTTTCGTATCAATTCCAGATAATTTCGTGCGAACAGAATCCCATTTTTTCTGAGGTGTTTCGTTTTCCGAAGCATACTGCGCGGGGCATTCCGAGCACACATCATCAAATATAGATTCAGTGCTATCGAATTGGATCAGTGCCGGTTTGACTACTTCTGCCTTTTCCTCTACAGTTTCTTCTTCAAATTTTTCTGTCCTGAACCCGATGTAATAGCTTCTAACCCGAGTTCCATCATCCAGATTAAAGCGTTCCTGAAAATCATGAAAATAGTTTTTAAGTTCCTCTTTGAACACCCTCTGTGAGAACGGGAACCCGACCTTGGCATCGTCACAGTAGGTTTTGTACATCTCCCATGCGGCTTTCAAGGTTGTCCCATTTTCTTTCTTAAATACATGATACGAATCGATAATGAAGTTATAGAAATCATTAGATGCACCAAGCATCGTAATCGGAATATAATCGTCATAACGACCAGGATTGTTCAAATATACCTCCTGGCAGTGGTAGGCGATAGCTCCCAACTCAAATTCCACTTGCTTCACGATCGTTTTGTATTCTTTTGGATTCAGCTTATTTCCAGACGGCGATACATCAATCAATCGTCGAATCAGACCGGACTTCGCATCTGTAATCTTGACCGGCTTATTCGTTCCCATAAACAGGAAACATTTAAACCGGTTTGAGTATGTAGACTTGAATTTTTCATTCACAGTCATCAACTCATGAGATACTAAACTGTTTAATCTAGTGTTGTCCTCAATTCTCGACAAATCGCCATCGTGCTGAATGGCAACCAGAGGGTTTGTTTTAAATGCTTCCAATGCAAATGAATTGCTGGAAGATCCAAGTGCTTTTGCGTCAAATACAGAATAGTATCCGTCGAAAAGCTGCTGAATAATGTTAAGAACTGTGGATTTACCGGTTCCAGCAGCTCCGTATAAAACCATAAATTTTTGCAGTTTTTTGGATTCTCCAGATACGATTGACCCTATAGCCCACTCGATTTTTGTCCGCTCTTCTTCCGAATATAAAGTGGACATCAATTTCTCATAGGCAGACAAATCGCCAGCTTCAAGCGGATAATTCAACTTTTTGCTGGCGTAGTCTTTTTTATTAGTTTCTGTATTGGAAAATATAAGTTTGTCGTCCAACGTATGAAAGCTGTCCCTCATCTGTTTCTGACAATACTTATGCCATGAGTCGATCATACCCGACTCGGCATCCCACATATGCAGGACTTTAATATCGGAGTTAAAACGCTGGCGGTTCTCCTCAGCATATCTATCCAGTTCGCGATCAATGAGCTGCAAGGCATCTTGCTCGTCCGTAGACCATAAACCACGTTCCTCAATCCAGATAGCATAGAAATCACCACCTCGAATCATTAGATCGGTGCTTTTTTTAATAATGAACTTTGGATAGATTTCTATTACTCCACGTTTCGTTGAACGTGTTGAAATCACCATAAAGTCGATCATCGCATTTTTTACTCTCCTTCCGGACGCTTAAGTTCCTCGATTTCCTTTTCCAACTTTCTGATACGCAATGCCTGATCCTTCTGCTCGATTTTCATAACAACCAGGTTTGCGGTTGTCATAACAGCAAAGATTGTAAGCTGCTTATTAAAGCTCCGCTGTTTACTGACTGCTCTTGTGACAACGTCTAATCTTTTCTCAGATGACCGTAAGCTGCTAAAAATATAAGTAAGCATTTCGCCCATTACTTCTTACCTCCTCTTAATCCATTCATGAAGCTTTCAACAGTCTCAAACCGCCAATTTCCTTCATTGTTGAATGTAAATATAAATTCCTGATGGTTCTTCTGACGGATACGAATACTGTTCTTTCCATTCTGGAACCAGGTTTCTACCTTATCCCCAGCGTACTGAGGAAAATATAACTCGAACCACTTGTATACCTCACTATGGCTCATAACGCCCTCCTATCTGATATTGTCGAGATACCAATTGGCCTGATACCAAATCTCAATATCTCTCATATCATATCTGCAATGCTCGATTGTGAATAAACCGCCCTTGCCATCCCGTCCGTAGTCACGATTCAGGAATCGCCGAATAACATCGATGGCATGAGCCTTGTCAAATTTGGAATCATCCATAGAACCCAACCCAAGGCTCACAATCATATCCCAAAACCACTGGCCCGTCCGATTACCGATGTCCGGATCATCCATGATGTGCTCTTCTAAGCGTATAGCAAGGGCAATAATCATTTCTAAAACACTGCACGGACGATTATCCAAATAACTTGCAATCATACTATCCCGGTATCCCTGCTCATTTCCGAATCTGTACCGAAGATCGATTCCATCGTCATAACGATTACCATCAAGGGCAATCGTAAACGTAAAATCTGTATCATGAAGCAAATATAAAAGCTTACGATACGACAATCCTCGTGAATACTCATCATCACATACAAGCTGGTACATCCAGTCAAAATATGCATTGTTCAGCTCATCCCGTGTCATCATACCTCCATCTGATGCGGCATATCTTCAGCTACCTCGGAATAGGTTCTCTGATCAAGGAGAATCTCGTAGTCGCATTTTCTTGCGTCATTACGGACAAAGACGGAGTCGTCCTCATACTCTCCAAAATGATTCAAAGAATCAATTCCAACAGCATCTTCCACATCCTCAATTACTTCATCATTTTCATCAGCAAGCACGCCGTCTGCATAGTAGGTAAGGCTGATCTGCTCATACTCTTCATCGTCACCAAACTGCTCCGGCGGAATCACATACGGACCGGCTTCAGAAACAGGCTTTTCTTCCTCGTCCGAACCGAAATCAGAATATCGGGTGTAACCCTCTTTTTTCAGACGTTCCGCATACTCTTTAAGATCTGGTTTTTCTTTGTCCGCATCTTTAATACCTTCAGCAACGGTTTTCTTTACGGACTGATCCTTTAATTCCTGCTCACGTCTTAAGAAAACCTCTTTTACAGAATCAATTTCCTCCTGAGCGAGCGCTTCGTATTTATCCTTAAGCAGGTACCATGTCGCTACTGATCCAGTCGCAGCACCAATGATAAATGCCAAAGAAAACAGAGATTTGTTACTCATCTTCGTCCTCCTCGTTCTGAATTGTCATAACGGTAAGCGCAAGCCCACCGAAAAGTAAAGAGGCACTCAACAGAATGCCCCCTGTGATATGTCTTTTTCTTTTGGTATCCAATATGTAATCCATCATGGATATAAAATTTCCAATGCCATCCATCAGTGATGCTCCTTTCCGCCCATAAGAACGGCCAGACCACTAACAAAGCAAATACCAGCAAATGCTGAAAATGTTAATCCCATAAAACCTGTCATAATTCAGGACTCCTTTCTATTCATAGCTCGAAAAATAATGGTTACCTACTTGAAACATCGGTCTTCCGTATTTTCCATATTCACCAGCCGTGAAGAATATCGTATCTACATTAGTTCTGGATTGCAGTTCCTCTTCAACTAACTGGCAAATATCATCGTCTACAAAGCACTTATCAACTCTCCCATTCCACATGGATGAAAACTGATTTGCTTGATATACAACACCGTACACTGTATCCGGGAAATATACGGAATCAACACGATTTAATATGGTGTCGATCACTAATCGCTTTCCTTCCTCGTATTCGCCCTCAGCTTCTGCCATAGTTACAAGAGCAATCAGCTCAATATCTTCCCGTGGCAATAGTGTATCCTCCACATACTCTTCGATTTCAACTGCCGACACCGTTTCCTCTAAGGGTTGCTCAGAAATAATTACAATAGGATCAATAGGTTCAGCTTTTAAAGTCGGCTGTATTTCGATATATTCATGCCGGTTTACCTGTTCTGCCGAGCAGACAAAACCTGTGCAAATAATCGCAAATACGCAAAGAGCAGGAAGGACCACCATACGAATATAATTTCGCATATGTATCCTCCTCACAAAATTAGATCAGATCGAGAATCGGTCCGTCTACATTGAACTCCATTAGAATGGCTTTCTCGTAACCACCATCCTCAGTTTCACGGTTGGTCTCCAGAATCCCGAAATCAACGAAGTTGTCACCATTTTCATTTCCTTCCGGTTTATAAACCCAACCAACAATCTGGCTCATTTTGGTACGCTTAATGCCAAGCTGATCGTATACATCGCTGAGGAATAAATATCCATTAGCTTTAAGTTTGTCGTTTGCCAGATTCTGCTGAGAACGCAGATACATAAGGTTGTAATCCATATTGGATTCGTACGCCTCACAAGTATCGTCAAAGAAACGGGCATAATCGTTCGTAGAAGGTGCTGCTACATCTACGGTAGACTTCACCTTTTTCTCTTTACCACTGTCCGGATCAGTTACAGTTTCCTCAAATTTCTTTGCTTTGATGTTGTAGCGAAGTTCTTTATCAACCTCCGCGCCAAAGCGCTCAACCACCCGATTTCTGTACTCCTTGAAAGTCTTATCCACAGTTGCATAAGCGGCTGCCAGTGCTACATTTCTCTTCTTGAGAATATTGTGAGATGCAACAATACTTGCGATAGATAATGTTCCAAGAGCAACAGCAGGAGCATAGAGCTTAGCGACTTTTACACCAGCCTGTACATAAACGATAGTCAAATCTTTCTTTGCGTCATCCTTAGAATACTCCGCCGCCAGTTCCTCATTTTCAGCACATTTATGAATGGCATCAATATCTTTCTTGGACTTCTCCAATACGCTGTCCAACTTAGTTGTTGCATGGCAAGCCATAACAGCACTTGCAACAGTGCCAACAACACCAGCCACTACCAGAATCTCAGGGCTATGCTTCTTAAGTTTCACACTTACTTTGCTGAAGGTCGTGGAAACGTTCTTAATGATTTCTTCTTTCTTCATATCAGTTATTCTCCTCTTCAATTTTTTCTTTCTTCTCTAAATAATCGATCAAGTGCTGCGTGTACCACATGATCTTTTTCAAATCCTGAATGCCGTTTTTATTTTTCCAGCGGCACGCATACTTGATAATGTTACCAGTATCGGTCGCTTCGATACCTTTTAAATCGAAAGTGAATGCCTCAATAACATCGATCACTTCCAAACCTGTTTCTGACTGATAATGGCTCGGATGAGACACCATTTTATCATCTGATTCGTACATAAATATCCCTCCTAGTTCAACGGTAATGCCTTCGGAAGTTTAATCATGTATCCGTCTCTTACACGAATTACAGATGCATTCCGAATATCGGTCCAACCGTATTTATTGTCTGTATAGTTGCCAGAAACGCCAACCAGATCATAGAAGTCAGCGACACTAACTACCTGGTATGTAGCAATAAGCTCGTCCATTCTTTCCAAAACGTCTTCTGCTTCACCACGAGATTCCAGAATGATATCATCGTAATCGTATCCAGTTCGTGTTCTTGATACGTTTCCCGAATCTCGTCGATCCCGATCGTCATAATACTTACGGTAAGAAATCTTGGATGACGTTGACGATCTCCCACCTCTTGAGTTTCCGCTAACACCAAGGAATGCTCTGACAGCATCCAAGATAATGTCTTTTACGGCCGGAACCACGATATCTTCAAAAATATAGCTTTTTACATCATCTACGTCTTCCGGAACAAATACGTTTGTAATCTTCTGAAGACCATTCTTTTTCTTCGATTTGACAGAACCACTGACAACCTTTTCAACTCTTTTCTCCGGAATATCATCATTCTGGTTCTGTCGTGATTTATGGGAATTGGATTTGTATTCCTCCATCTCTAAATCTCCTTTCAATTAACCGTTACCACTTTTCCAGGGAGGGTTATCCTCGTACTTGGAATACGGTTTGTTTTCTTCTTAAACTGATACACCAGATTACTCCTGGCTTTCTTTTCGGATGCCGCGTATGTAGAACCCTGCCATCTATTTGCAACGCAGGTATCAAACTCCATAACCGGTCCATCATACATATACTGATTCATAGGACACCTCCCTTAAAAAGCAAAAGGGAAAGCACCCTGTTATAGGTACTCCCCCTCTGTCTGAATCATCGATTCAATTCTTATTCAGAATCCTCTTCTGTCTCTTCATCGATATCCGTAAACTCTCCGTCGACGATATCGCCCTTCGGCTGAGTTACAACCGTCTTACGATTCTCACGCCAGTTCTTGAATTTTGCTGTGGCCGGAACGACTACAAATTTGTAGGTTAATGCACCTGCAATCATAGCCAATCCGATAGTTGTTGCTTTCTTCATACCGCCGTTAGAAGCCGCCTTCACGATCTCCTCAGTAGTTGTTTCGATAACCTCTTCGTTGTTCTCCATAATATGTTCTCCTTTCAGATTTGAAATATGTGGTTCTTCCATAATAGTGTTTGTAAATTCTGCGAACCTTACATTAAGCCACGGAAGTCATACCTCGGACCATAGCCATAATCAATAACCAGACAAGGTGTTCCATCCGTAGCAAGCTGGGAACTAAATCTCAGATCGATATATCCATTATCAATATTCCAGCCAAGATCATCGCCAAGCTTAATAGGCTCTAATCCGACCTCATAATAGAAATCATTAAGTGAAATATACATTTCATCTCGCATTTGACGATTTAATTCATTCTCAGCCTTTTTTAATTTGTCGATGTCCGATTTAAAATATCTTCCGGATACAGCATCGAAACATAAGGTATCGCCTTTTGCTGTGACGATAACTTCTTTGTTTTCAACTGGATTTTTCTCAAGATGTTCCTTAGCAACGGCATCCCTCACAGTCTGTTCCTTTTTCTCGCCGATTGTTTCTACCACTTTTTTCTGATAATCTCTCAATGTCGATTCGGAAATGGTATACGCTGCTGTCAGTGCTGCATTTCTTCTGGCATTAACAGAACTTGCTCCGATAAGACAAGCTACTGATACTGTTCCAGTAACTGCCGCTGGAATATAGCATTTCCAAGCAGTTTTAACGACATCCATCGGCTCCAGTTTATTTGCGTGCTGACGTCGCTTTTCCTCATCCAATAATTGGATTGCTTTAGGAGTAGCTCGTACAGCCATTACGGTAGTCGTAACCATTCCAGCAATTCCAACTCCTGTGAGGATTTCAGGACTATGTTTTACTGTAGCTGTTTTTACACTTCTACAGATCTTAGTCAAATTAGGTTTCTGCATTTCAGTCTATCCTCCATAAAATATAAACGGGGCACAAGGCCCCGCGATTTATCTAACCAACCAGAATTCCGGACGAACCCCAAGAGAGCCCGAAGCGGCGTAGCAGTGCGTATCGCCACAGTAGTCCACACTGGCAAAGGCAGCCGAAGAAAATTCCTTTTTAGTAGCATTGCGGAGCCAGCCGAACTCACAATCGTTTTTGTAATAAGCAACGCGGTTTCTTCTCTGTTTCATAAGAGGAAGCTGCTCATCGCCATCCGCTTCGATGTGATCTCGATCCCATTTATCGGCCCAGCCACAAATCTCTCCGAGAGTCGGGATTGATAAACCGGTCATTCTCTGCTTAAGAACCGCAGGGAACATATTGTACAGCTCGCTATCGATCCACTTTTTCAGATCGGACTGAGAATATCCGCCAGCATTGCCACCATCTTCATTCATCGGGCGTTTGGCAACATAATCGTCGAAAATGAATAGCACCTTATTGTTCGTAACTTTCTGAACTGTTGCTGTAAAGTTTCCGAGCTTTCCTAAAGGAACCATCATTTTATCGCCAACTTTAATGTCTGCTGGAAGGATAGAATACGGATTATGTACCGTATCTCTAAATAAATTCAAGGTCGCCTCAACATCAGCTCTGCAATAGCGAACTGTATCGCCAATATCAAATGTCGGAAATAACGGTCCCAAATCAATCGCATAACAACCCTCTGATTTTCCCTTTTCGTCAAGATCGATGTACTTTCTATACATCCTCTCTACCGTCGGAACATCGATGCCTCTTTTGGTTAAGTTGATAATTTCTTCTCCTAATGTCATTTCTCTTGTACACATAGTACGTTCTCCTTTCAGAATATAAAATTTTTATTTGGTAACTACGAAATTAGCAGGTCAATAATCCACTCAAGCATATCTTTCGCACAAGAAAAAACATAACTTGTTCGTGGATTCACACATGAATATGAATCACATTCATCTCGAAATGATTCAATCACGATCAGCGGTGGTATCTCTGGGTGTTTGCAGAGTCGTATTAACACTTCTCTTCCAGCCCATCTCATATAACTCGCCTGCTCAAAGTTATATCCACGCTGAACCACGGGCATTGTTGCGATAGCATAACGTACAGTATAAATGGCTCTTTCAGTCGGCGATTCCATTTGTCTCCTCCAAAAGAAAAAGCGAAAGAGCCTTGTTAGGACTCCTCCGCTTCATCTTTGTCTCTCCGGGCAAGTGCTTCACTGACCTTTTCTTCAATTTTCTCGTCCATTTTCTGTTCATTCACCCAATCGGTAATAAGGTTTACGCCTACACCAATCACGGTTGCTGCTACTCCAATAGCCTTAATCCATTTACTTTTATTGCTCATAATGACACTCTCCTTTCATAATACAGCTTGTAATTTCTGCGAATGACCAGATTTATTCAGAATCCAAGCCGGCATCCGGAACCCAATCCATATCGATAACCAATACTTCAAGTCCATCATCCAGTGTTACTTTGGAATGGTTAAAATCGATCCAGTATATTCCTGTATCAATACTCCATCCAACCGTATCTCCTCCTTCTAAAGGCTCAAGACCAAGCAGTTGATAAAAATGATTCGCCGGTAAATATCCGCTGATGACAAAATCACGGTTCAAATGATATTCCGCCTGAATAACTCTGTTGATGGAACTTTCGAAATATCGATTGGAATAGGCATCGTAGAATAACCTTTCGTCATTCGGATCATGCTCATCAAAATCAAGTGAACTGTTTCTAACTAATCCAGTTGAAGTAATATACACGTCCTTAGCCTTTTCCGCTGCGATAGCATCAATTATCTTCTGGTGAGCCTCTTCGCCGTACAATTCCTTTAGCTTATCCTTATAGTTGTTATAGGAATCATTCAGCAACGCATAAGCGCTGGTAAGTGCTGCCTGTTGGCGTTTACTCAACACATTGGCACCGAAGATGCAGAATATCGTTGCCGTACCGCTAATTGCTGCCGGAATATAGCAGACCCATGCTGATTTAACAGCTTCAAGTTTGCTATAAGCCTCTGGATCACCGTCGTGATTTGTCTTACTATCCGCTCTGATTTTACGAAGAGCTTTTGGTGTCGCACGTACAGCTAATACCGACGTTACGATAACCCCAGCCGCACCAAGACCAGACAATATTGTCGGTGATGCTTTTCTCAGATAGATTTTCGACCTCTGAGCGAGTCTTTGAAGATTTGATTTCTTCATCATGTTCTCCTTTCGTTTTTATTTCATAGCATGTAATAAATCCAGGACATCTGTGGATATGTCCGCTGCTACTGAAAACATAAAATTGTTATCCGGATTGATTTTTGAAAACTGATTCATTATTCGCCGGAAGTCACCAACAAATGTGATGAAATCTTCAACCGATCCAGATTTCTTTGGATAAAGTCTACCGACGATGTATCTTTTCAACTCATCAATAGCCCATACCGAATAGCTCGATTTTTCAAGCTCTTTCTTCCATTTCCAACCTAATGGAAACCACGCATCCATCTGATACGTATCGCATAACAATAAGTCAAGTTGTTCGATAGACATCTGCTCTCTCCTTTTTGCAAAAAATAAAAGAGAAACAGGATGGACTCGAACCATCGACTTCGGGACTTTGATCGTCTCGCGCTCTCCCAACTGAGCTACTGTCTCTCATAATATGCCTTGTAAATTTTGCGAAGTAAAAGAAAAGAGGCGTTGTATGCGCCCCTCTCAGTTAATTTAAACCAACGCTCTTTAAGATGCTCATCAGCTCATCTTTATCGAGTTCTGCATCTACATCCAAGTGAAGATGAGTCTTCCCATCGTTTACAGTAGTAATAGCCTCGTTCAACTGAATATCAATGTTGTATCCGGTCTTCTTGCGTATTACCATCTTTATTGCTTTAGAAATGATTCCTCTCGTGAATTTCGACACTATTCTCATTTCATCCATGCTCCTTTTACTCCTTTCAAAGCTTCAGTTTTTCATAAAAGGAA